CGGAGCAACCCGCTATACAGGCGCAGACAGATAGTCTCACTAAAGATGAATGGAATAAGTATTCAACTGAATTTGCTGTCAACGGTACTCTCTCTCAAGAGTCACGCGAAGCACTAAAGACGAAGACAAAGTTACCAGACTATGTTATTGATGATTATTTAGCGGGACAGAAGGCCCGTCTGCAACAGGCATATGGCAGTGCAGCTGAGATCGTCGGTGGAAAGGATCAACTAGCTAGAGTATTTGACTGGTCTAGTAAGAATCTTTCCGCAGAAGATCAGAAGTCTGTAAATGCTGCGTTGTCTGCACCTTCTTGGGAAGTAGCTTTGCTGGGTCTTAATGCCAAATATCAGGCATCCTTGTCAAAGAAACCAACCGCACAGGAACCAGTTAAGACTTCATCCACCCAAAAGGTGGGGGCTACGACTGCAACTCCAACCCTCAGCTCTTATTCTTCTAAGGCTGAGTTTTATAAGGACAGACGCGATCCTAGATTTGCTTCTGATCCACGATTCCGACAAGCGGTAGAAAACCGCATGTCAAAAACAAACTTTAATTCATTATAATAAGGATATAAAACATGCCAATTAACGGTGGCGCAGACATTACTGCAGACAATTTCCCATACAGAACAGACACAGGAGCGGGTATCGCAGGCCCAATCGCTGGTGCTAACAAGCTCTGGCTTTCGATCTGGTCCGGTGAAACTATTCACGCATACGACGAGTACAATATGTTCGAGTCTATCGTTGATTCAAAGACCATCAGCAACGGCGTTGCTATGGAATTCCCAATCACAGGTACCGTCAGTCTCAACGCTGCATGGGTAGCTGGTAAGGAACTTATCGGTTCAACCGATGATAGCAAGTCAGCAACAATCGCTGTCAAACTTGACAAGCGTCCTATTGCTGCTCACTTCGAAATCGACAACGTTGACCTCATGCAAACTCAGTGGGAATTCCGCTCTGAGCTTGCACGTCAAGCTGGTCTCACCCTTTCCAACGCACGTGATAAGCAGATTGCTGCTTACGTTGCAAGAGCAGCAGCTGAAGATATCAGCTTCGTTAGCACCGGATGGGTTGGTACTGATGTTACCCTTCTAAACACAGATGATCCACGCTCACTTCCATCTGGTCCAGTCTTCCTAAATGGTAAGTTCTTCGACCTCGGTCGTTCAGCTTCCGCCTCAGCAGATCGCGCAAACGCAGCTCTCCTAGCTCTCCAAGCTTGCGAAGACTTCGTTGTATACCTACAGACGATCAACGCACCAACCGATGGCGTTTACCTCGCTGTCGAACCACGCGCATTCCAAGACATCCGTGCGCTTGGTGTTGCACGTGCATCAACCGAAACCTTCAACATGCAACCAATGTTCGGTGGCGTTGCTCAGGCTGGCGGTCTTGGTGCCGCTCTTGCACAAGGTATGAACGGTCTCACGGACTCACTTGAGTACATGGGTGTTCGTATCATCAAGAGCAATCACCTCCCAACCTCAAACTTCTCCGGTATCGGTGAAGCGCGTTACAACCTCAACTTCGGTGATGCTGGTGTATGCGGTCTTCTCTTCCAGCGCAACGCAGTTGCATCTCTCAAGTTGCAAGGTCTCAAGGTTGATACCCTTGACGATATCCGCCGCAACACCACCTTCACTGTCGCAAGCATGATGGCTGGTACTGGCGTTCTTCGTCCAGAATGCGCCGCAGTTCTTGTCAAGCCAACCGCAAGCAACTGGTTAGCAACTGAAGTTACTGAAGTAAACTTTGCCGGTGCATCAACAGCTTCACCAGCAAACGCAAACTTCTTCCTTGGTGGTACCGCCCCAGCTACTGGAAACACAGTAGCAAGCTACCTCCAAGCAGCTGGCTCTGGTGGCCTTGCTGCAACCAAGGCACGTCACGGCCTTCGTTGCAACTTCGGCTCAACCTTCAGCAGAGAAGTCGTAAACAGCGCAGCAGCAGCCTTCCCCTACGCATAATTAGTGTAGGACACTTCTATTACTCTTGTAATGGATGGGTGATCATATATCTAGCCGGGAGTCCTCGAAAGGGGACTTCCGGTTTTTTTTTCTTTTTAGAAAGGTAAACAACATGGGATACTTAACAAAACTAGACGCAGTGAATCAGATGCTGCTTGCTTCTGGAGAATCGCTTGTTGCGGATCTTCAAGAAGCAAGTGGAATTGATACAGGTATTGCTGAATTCTTATTAGATCAAGCATCGCTTGAATATCAACTACGTGGTTTAGCTAATAACAAACTTATTAAAACAGTTCGACCAGACGATAATGGTCATATTCTTCTTGGATATCCAAACACCGATTTTGGTGGGGTATTAGATGTTAAATTATTATCACAACACACAACCGAAGATGGTTTAAATATTGTTGCGCGTGTTCAAGAGGGTAATCCACCAAGGCTTTGGAATATGGTTGGTAACACAGATGTGTGGGATGTTGCTGATTATACTATTGAACAAATTAATTTCTTAACATACACACAACTAGATACCAATACACAAAGAACTATCTTATCATCAGCTACCCGTAAGTATCAATTATACACACAAGCTGATCCAGCTGTTGATAACTACCTAGCTCAACGTGAAATGATTGATCGTATGCGTTCAAGAGCTAATGATATCTCTACAAAACAAAGAACAATCTGGTCTAATGATGTATCGTATGCAGCTGCAAAACGTCCATCATATTTTGGAACAGACCCAGATTCTATTAGACGAGGATCACTATGAAAATAACAATCCCCATTTACTCATTAAGTGGTGGTGTAAGTAGACAACCAGATTCAAAACGAACACCGTTTGAAGCACAGGAAATTGATAATTGTTTTGTTACATTAGAAAAATCTATTGAGAAAAGATCTGGTTTTAGGGTATTAGATAATTCAACTTCTAATTATGATTTATCATTTCTACCACTAACAGCAGACCCATCTTTTATTTGGTATACAATAGACTCTGACAATAGATATTTAATAATTATTGATAGAGCAGCTCAAAGCGCAACGTCTAAACTTCTATACGTTATAAAACTAACTAATGATCGCTGGTCGAATCAAACACAAGACTATCAGTGGGATGCCGACGATCCGGTACTAGTGTGGGATGGCTCTACTGCCATTGCTGAAAATGATTTAAGATATCCAATTTATGAGTTATCTCTATTAGAGGGTGGCTTAGATACGCCACTTGTAAAATATAATACAATTAAATCTAAAGGAACAATCTCTAGATATTCTAGAGCCTATCTAACTTATTTTGATGGTAATGCATCTGAGATTTTAAAGTCTCTTCAGGTTGGTACTTCTATCATCATGTTAAATACTAAAGTATATGCTGGATTTACATCAGGTAAAAACAGTAAACTTTTAAACTTAGATGGTATAGAGAATTCAGAAGATGATATTCAAGGAAGAGCTGTAACTTATTTTTCATCTGTTAAAGTGAAGAAAACACAAACAGGTCGTTTATATCCAGAAACAACTCTTCTAAATGATGGTGAATTTTGGGATACAAACTTTGGAGCCAAGCAAATTCCGGTAGAAGATTATATCTATGGTGATTTTGATAAACCATGGCTTGGACAATCTGTTGCAAACTTCTCAGAAATTAGATTTCCACCAGATAAAAATGATTGGATAGCTACAAATAAAAATCTAGCCACAATTCCAGTAAATGATAAAGCTACGATAATGTTAGATTCTCTTTATGATCCTAACGCCCCGTTGGGTAATGATCAAAATGGTAGAGGAAAAATTTACTATAGTGCATCTCCATATCTTTCTGTAGATGCTGGATATTATAGAATTATATCCTTTCCAGAAACAGAAGTTAGTGGAGCAGTTGTTGGTGTGGGTAAACCATATACCCAAAAAGTTAGAACACCAGACTACTGCAGTATAGTTGATAAGAGAAGAATGCCACAACGTATTCTTTTTAATGATGGTAAATTTGTCGTTTCTCCAATTGACTGGACCCCACGAACAATTGGCGATAGAGATACAAATCCAGGACCATCTCCATTTTTAGATTCTAATAGAGAAGCAAGACAAGTTCAATTAACAGCATTAGCTAATTTTAGAGATAGACTTTTTATTGCTGCTGGTGATGTTTTATTCTCCTCTCAATTAGGTGTACTAGAAGATTTATGGATTAAAGATCCATCAAACATAACCACAGCAGATCCAATTGATATTAGAGCGGCAAGTAATTCGTATGCTGAAATTACAGCTATGATTCCTTTTAATGCTTATTTATTTATCAACACAAAGTCTAATGTACAGTTTGAATTAAAGGGAGACAGTAATTTAATTTCTCCGTTAACGGCAGAAGTTTCAGCAACTACCTTTTACTCAACAGCTGAATTAGTAGACCCAATTAGTCTGGGTAGTAATATTTATTTCTGGGATGCACATAGATTATACATTTATTTGAATCAAGATAGTAGAGAATTTAATACAGCATTTGAGTTATCACTAGGAATTGAAGGTTACTTACCATCAAACTTTCAATCAGTTACTGTTGCTACAGCTAACAATCAATTAATTGCTGTTGATAGAGATCATTTAAATCATTTATATTTTTATGGTTCTAGATTCATGGGTAATGAAATAAGACAATCAGCGTTTTGGAGATATGTTTTATCTGATATAGAAAGCATACTAAGTATTAATACATATAAAACACTTGTGTATGCAATTACAAAAAGAAAAACAAATGAAGCATCTGCGTGGTATTTACTTGTTCACGACTTAGAGGATAAAGATAATCCACGATTAGATAATTTCTCAGATATTACATTAACAGAAGCTAACTGTACATCTGATGGTATGACATCAACTCTTTTTGTTCCATATATTATGGATACTAGTAAAGATATTTATATTGTTTTAGAAGAAGACTGGAATAACTTAGCTGGTTCTGTCTTTAAATCTTCTACTAGTAAAGTAGTTGGTTTTGGAACAGAACTTACAATTTCTGGTATAAAGTTATCAAGTTATCTAGGTAAGACTTTGTTTGTTGGCTCTTCATATCAAATGAATGTAGAACTTTCTAAACAATATTACAGACAGAACGATGGAAATATTATTGAGGGTGTTTCAAATCTTAAAACATTACACCTTCGCCACAATAATACAGGTACTTATCGCGTAGAAGTCACAAGACGGGGTAGACAGCTACCACTTATTAGTGAGTTTTCTGCAACTAATTTAGAAACAACAGAATACACAGAAGGCAATGGAACATTTGTTGCTAAAATATTTGGCTTTTCTGATGAAACTTCTATTCGTTTAGTATCTGATGGTATTACTCCTTGTAATATAACTCAACTAGAGTTTAGAGGAACATTCAATAAGAAATCAAAATCCTTGAGATAACTATGCCAACCAATCAAACACAAGTTACGACAGCCGTACAAACAACATACTCTTTACCTATGTCTTTTTCAGCTTTAACGCTGGCATCCGGCATTGGAACAAAAGAGCAACTTTTAGTTTTTAGACCAACGATTGATTCTATTTATGGCAGTACTCTTACTGTTTCTGATTATCGTGGATTAGGTCAAGTTGCTTCTGCGTGGTTAGGGATTAATGAAAACACAAGACAAATTATATCAATTACTATTCCTCCAACAGCTACTTATATTCTAAGTAACGGAACGTCTATTCCATACCCCACTATGGTATCGGCTGAACCACTAATTATTCAGCGTTCTGTAATTACATCAGAACCTTATGTTGATTGGGTAACTGGATCTCGCATTACAGCTGATCAGTTAAATTTAAATACTGAACAACTCTTAGCTATTTCTCAGGAAATAAAGAATGACTTATCAAATAAGATTGGTCGATCTGATTTTGATTCAGTACTTAATCCACTCATAGAAGATTTAAACTGCGGTGTTAAAAAATTAACTAATGTAGCTACACCCGTAGCAAATTCCGATGCTGCAACAAAAGCTTACGTAGATACTCTTATTAATACGCTACTTACAGCCAAGCTAGGACAGCCAAATGGCATTGCAACATTAGATGCAGGCGGCATTTTAACAACATCACAACGCTCATCATCTACATCCATACTACCATCTACATTCTTTTCAAAAGCAACTGCTCCAGTAAGAACAACGGGTGGAGATGGTTTATATTCCCACGGATCTTTGTGGTTTAATACAACGACTGGTCGTTTGTTTGTATACGCACCAGACGATAGATACACAGGGCTTCCTAATACACATAATGGAGATATCGGCTATTGGGTTGATGTCTCTTCACCAGCACAGTGAGGTAAACTTGGCTATTAATTTTCCAAACTCTCCCAATAACGGAGACACATATACAGAGGGTACTGTTCAATGGCAGTACTCAAGTTTAAATAACGCTTGGACTATGATTACAACGGGTGTTGTTGGTGTTGATAACGGAACAAACCACGATCAAGAAGTATTATTTTTAGATCGTAATGTAAGTAATCAAAATATTCCAACAGCTGGTGTTGGTTTTACTTATAATCCAAGCACACGAACAGTTGTTATTAAGGGCGCAACATCACAAAGTAATAACTTAATTGAACTAACAGATAATGCTAATGTAGTATTAAATTCATTTAATCAGAGAGGTATTTTATCTAAAGCTGGTAGAGTTTATTATCAATCCACTACACCAGACGTTAATTCTGCTGATATTGGACAACTTTGGTATAACACTAGTAATAATACACTAGTAATTTGGAGTGGTACCGCTTGGAATTCGGTTGGTAGTGGTGTAGATATTACAACTAGTCAAATAATTACAGGAGCTAAGACATTTAGTTCTAGTTCTGGATTAACACTTGCTACTTCGTGTTCATTAGTTGGAGAATCTAGTTTACTTTTTAAGCCCTCTAATACATTAAGTCTAACACTATCTAATACAGCAGCAAATTTTGCAGTACCCATTAACTTTTCTGCGGTTGGTGCGGACGTTAAAAACGCTGTTGTTACTAAAGCAGATACCATGACAGTTGATGGTGTGAAAACCTTCTCTGGTACTATTAATGCTAGTTCTGGTATTCTATTAAACTCTAGTTCGGGGTTAAGTAGAATTTTTAGTTCTGCCACTACCAGTCCTGGAGCTAATACAGATAGTATTATTTTACAACCAACTCAAAGTTCATCTGGAAGATATATTCGTTTATATAGTAACCATGAAACCTTAGAAACAACCGGTATTACTATTAGACCAAAGAATGAAAATAACCAAGGTGCTTTAAATGTTATTGGAAATACTAAGATTACTGGTGATTTAGTAATTACTGGTAATCTTAGCTCTGGAGCAACAACTGCAACAATAGGAGCTACATCAATTGGTAGTTTTAAATCGCAGAGTGGTAGTGGCGTTGGAAATATAAACGTAGTTCCTAAAGCAATAGGACCACTTACATTTGCCCATACACTAGATACAGCAACTTGGCTTCCTACAGTAAACGTAACTAATAGTTCTCCGGTCGCCGTCTCATTCTATTATAAACGCGATCAAGTACAAATTATTAGTGGAGTTAGTACTTATACATATGGAATTACATTATTTGTGTTAAATGGAAACAGTACAATATCAATTCCTATTACAAATATTGCGGGCATGAGTGCTGGACCTTATACTAAAACATCATTGACATCTAGCCCAACAGTAATTAGTTTAGTTAATCTAGAAAATTCACCAGTAGTTACGAGTTTTATTATATGCTAACTGTTGAACAACTCTTAACGGTTATTACAGCTGTTGTAATTCCAATCTCCTTATCCACATATTGGATAGCAACAAGATTATCTGCTGTAGAAACAGTCTTAAAAATTCAAAAAGAAATTACAGAATTAGAACAAAGACAAGTATTATATCGGGTTGATAAACTTGAAAAACATGTACATGAGATTAGAAATGTATTACAAGCTTTAACATTTAAACTAATGAAAGGAGATACATTAGATGATGATTTTAAAACTCCTACTATCCTGTAGTTTTTTAATAGGGTGTTCATCCGTAAAGAAAATTCAAGCTGGTTCAAATGCAATTAATACTTCATCAACCGTTACAACTAAAGTTTTAGAGGAAATAAAAGAAGCGGCAATTGTTAGTGAATCAAGTTTAGAGACAATTTCTGAAGCTGCTAAAGAAACACCAAAAGCCAAAGAGATTGAGCACCACGCTATTATCGCTACAAAAGCCCAGCATACGATCATTGAAAGATCTAATCAGGGGCTTTTAGAACAGGCCAAAATTGCTACGACAGTTAAAGAAGTAATTGAAGCTACATCCTCGGTAGAGGATTCAGAACCGTGGTGGTCTAATTTACTACAGTATTTAGCTGCAGCTATTATTAGTTTAGCTGTTGTTTTTATTCTTTGGCAAACTGGTATTGGATTATTATTTAGACGTTTAATCAATTTTATCCCGGCTACGAAACAAGAAGAAGCAAAGATATTAGATGAAGCAATGTCTAAGGAATCTGATACAACTATCCGGGAAGCTGTGGCAATGCTAAGGGCTAAAGATCCAGAGCTAAATGCTGCATTTAAACGGAGAAAGAAACGTGCCAAACTATAAACGTACTAATATCAGCCTTCAGGCTGTAGATTTACGTGGACGTATATCTCGCGTATATACTAATAGTAATGGCGATCTTGTATTTGAATTTGCGACTGGTCAGATAACAGTAATTTCTGGTGGCGGTGGAACAATCGTATCGGATGTATTAGATGGCGGTAATTCAACAGCTGTAAATACAACTGATATAGATGGTGGAAACGCCACAGCAATAAATGTTAATGATTATAATGGAGGAGATTCAGGTGCAGTTATTATATTCCCACTATAAGGATATTAAATGGCTAATGACTTAATTAGAATAAGACGCGATACATTTGCTAACTGGCAAACAGCTAATCCAACTTTATTCTTAGGTGAAATTTCCTACGATCAGACTAATAATGCAATTAGAGTTGGAAATGGAACCACACCGTGGCTTCAATTACCAGTAATTGGAACTGCTAATCTAGCTGATGGAAATAAGGGAGATATTGTTGTATCTTCTAATGGAACTGTTTGGAGTTTATCATCAGCTGTATTGGCTGATTTAAATTCAAAATTAGAAGCTAATGCTTTAAACTTGGGAACATCAACAAGCCCCTCTCCTACAGCATTACAAATTAGAAGTGGACAAGCAAACAGTTGGAATTCTGTTGTACTAGCACTAGGTGAAATTGGGTTTGATAGGACACTCAATGAAATTAGAATTGGTGATGGTACAACACTCTGGGAAAATTTAAATCCAATCGGATTAAATAAATTACAGAGTTTTACACTAGAACAAATAGGTGACGTTGAGTATATTAACTCTCCAGCTATTGATCAGGTTTTAACGTATGATGGAACAAACTGGACTAATGGTCAAATAACCTTTCCAACGTTGGGTTTAGATGACTTAAATAATGTAACGGTAACCTCACCAAGTGCATCACAGGTTTTACAATATAATGGTGCAATTTGGTTAAATGCAGCATTGCCACCAACTGTTGCAGAAATACCAGCTGGAATTAAAAATGATATTACAGTTATAAATCAAACTAACTGGGAAATTACTGATGACTCTGTTACTCAAGCTAAACTTGCATTAGAATTACCTATTAATCTGTGGGATGCTTCTACAAAAGAATACACAGATATTATAGCTGGGTTAACAATTACAACACTAGAAGATCAGTATGGTCAACCAAATGGACCAGCTATCTTAAATGCCTCTAGTAAGATTCCTACAATAAATCTAGGAACTGGTACAGCTGATGTTGATTCCTTTTTACGTGGGGATGGAACATGGCAAGCTTTAGATCTTAATGCTTTGGCCGCTGATATCCCCATTTTACCGGCTGGCTTACAGGCATCAGGTATTGGTGGTAGAGTTTTAATAAGTAGTCTATTGACTCAAGCTGGAGCGAATACACAGGAAACAGTATATGGTCTATTTATAGATACACCTACTATAGACGCGACTTTTGAAGATCGTTCTATAGGTACTCCGACAACAACAGCGAAGTGGAAATTTGATGTTAAGGATTCTTCCATAACACTTGCAAAATTTGCACCAGAGATCACTGCGGCTGGTAAGGCTTTGTTAGATGATGTTGATGCTGCCGCTCAGAGATCAACGCTTGGTCTTGGAACAGCAGCTACACAGGCTTCTACGAGCTTTGCTAATGCAACCCACACTCATGCCATCGCAGACGTTACTAACTTACAGAGCACTCTAGACGGTAAAGCTGCGACAATGCATAGCCATGCCATCGCAGACGTAACTGGTCTACAAACCGCATTAAATTTAAAACTTGATACAAGTCAAGCCGTCTCTTCGTTAAACGGCTTAACGGATGTAACACTTGGTACCCCCTCAAGCAATCAAGTTTTAGCTTTTGATTTTAATACTCAACAGTGGAAAAACAGTTCAGTTGCAACCTTAGATTCTACACTTTATAATACAATTCCTCCAGCTACACCCACAACTGTGGGTAGTTTATATTACAATGCTGATAAAAGTTCACTTGCAACACCATTAAGTGCATCTGTTCTTTCACTATTTGGTCAAACATCACATATAAGAGTATGGAATCCAAATGCGGCAATAGCTAAGGGTGTTGTTGTAAGAGTAACCGGTAGTCATAGTAATTCCGAAATAAAAATTGGATTAGCTAATGCTACTACAGAATCTACAGCCGCTACTACAATAGGTATAACAGCTGAAATTATAGATCAAAATACCTCTGGTTACATAATAACATCCGGTCTTTTACGGGGTATTAATACACTGTCACTGGGTAGTGTTGGTGATCTACTGTGGTTAAATACTATAGACGGTGGAATAACAAACACCAGACCATCAGCACCTAATCACGGTGTCTTCTTGGGCTGGCTAGTAAAAAGTGCTGGTGGTGCTGGTGAGATCTTCGTTAAAGTAGATAATGGTTCAGAACTAGAGGAACTCCACGATGTAACGATTACGAATCCAGTTTCTGGCCACGTATTAAAATATAGTGGAACAATTTGGGTTAATAGTGCGATTGCCATCACAGACGTTACTACCTTACAGAGCACTCTAGACGGTAAAGCTGCGACAACGCATAGCCATGCGGCTGGTGACATCACTAGTGGTACCCTAGCTACAGTAAGACTGGGTTCTGGTACAGCTAATAATACAACATTCCTCAGGGGTGACAACACTTGGCAAACCGTAAGTAGTGGTGCAACAAACCTTGATGGTTTGTCAGACGTTATAGTAGCAACTCCAACAACAGGTCAAACTTTAAAATACAACGGTACTGACTGGACTAACACCACGTTAGCTACGTCTGATATAACTAGTTTAGATACCACTTTAGCGGGTAAGGCTTCTACAAGCCATACTCACGCCGCTAGCGACATTACCTCAGGTACTATAGCTACAGTAAGACTTGGTTCTGGTACAGCATCAAGCGGAACATTTTTACGGGGTGATGGTTCTTGGTCAGATTCAACAACATCGTATTTAGCAAGTGACTTAGGTTATCGTGTTAGTTCATCAGCGGTAAATGCACTAACTGCTTCTTATACCTTAGTTTCATCAGACAATGGAAAGATTATAACTATTAACTCTTCATCACCTACAACAATTACTGTGCCATCCGGTTTAAGTATAGGCTTTAATTGTACGGTAATTAGGCTCGGAACAGGTACGGTTACGTTTAGTTCTTCCGGTGTAACAATTAATAGTATAGATAATTTACTTTCGATTGATAGTCAGCATGGAGCTGTATCATTATTTTCGTATGCATCAAATATATTTAACTTAGCTGGAAATTTAGGATGATGGTTTTACCAACAATGAGGGGTTCTATATATTCCTCAAGACCAACTAACATTCCTCCACCAGAATTTAGAAGTTTAAATTTTGTATTTTATCCTTTTTGGGATAGAGAAACTATTATAAATAGATATGATTCTTCGGTAGTTACTACAACTACAACAGCGAGAGGATGGTTTTTTAGATGAGAAAGAATAGACATAACAACGGCTATATTGGCTCTGATAAATATGAAGCAAATTCTAGTGGAAGTATAAACCCATCAAAATATTTTAATCAACAACAAGAAATAACTAAAGAGATATCTCCAACAGCCCCGTATATTAGACCAACCAATGGTGGGGGATCTGGCGCAACGGCAACTATTGCACTACAAAACGGAACTATTGTTGGAGCTTTTGTTACAAATGTTGGTGCTGGTTATACTTCTGATCCTACAGTAATATTTACTTCCATTGCCGGATCTGGTGCCGCAGCTGGTGTTACAAGAACATCTGGAACAATAACTGCAATAAATTTATGGCATACAGTATCCAGCGTTAATATTCTAGATGGTGGTATAGGATATACTGCTGCACCATCTGTAACCTTTAGTGCGCCCGCAGCTGGAGGTACTACTGCAACCGGAACTGCAACAATTGTAAATGGTAGGGTAACATTAGTTACTATTACAGATGTTGGTTCTCGTTATCTTACACCACCAACAATAACCTTTACTGCGGCTCCCGCTGGTGGTGTTACGGCTCAAGCTGCAACTACTATAATTTGTGGTAGTGGTTATACAACTACACCAACTATATCTTTTAGTGGTGGCGGTGGTACTAATGCCGCCGCTCAATGTGAGATGGTTGCGGATCTCGGAACAATTACAATTACAAGTGGTGGTACTAATTATACTACTGCTCCTACTGTATTTTTAGAGGGTTTAGAAACTACATACGTAGGAACTGCAACAATTTCAGGTGGTTCAGTTACTGGAATAACCTTTTCATCGTATTCCCCTCAAAAATTTAATGTACCACCGCCTATTATTATTGGTGGTTGGGTTGATTTACCGTCCGTTACTGTTGGCGAACAGAAATTAGTTGGCGCATATGCTATTTATAATAGAAACAATCAGTATTGTACTATACAATGTAGTGGTGCATTTACCGTTAATTGGGGTGATGGAACAACATCAAATTACTCATCTAATCAAATAGCTACGAGAGAATTTACCACAACAGATTATGCAAATATTAGTGGACAAGATTCTTTTAGGGATTATAAAACAAGATTAATATCAATAATACCACAAGCAGGACAAAACCTAATAACGGTAAGCTTTCAAAATCTCTATCCTAACACACCCCTATTAAATACCAGAATGACTGCGGGTTGGTTAGATATTAAAGTTGCCGGATCTAATATACAAAATTTAACGTTACATAGTAGTACCGGTAATAATAGACTAACATTATTAGAACAGTTTGAATATGTTGGTAATTCTGCAATATTTAGTCCCAGTGACTCATTTGCGAACTTATACGGTTTAAGGAAAATTATAGGTAATTCTTTTACTAGTAATATGGTAGACTGTACAAGCCTTTTCAGGTTTAATTATCGCTTAAGTGAAATACCAGAATTTAATTTTTCTTCCGCTACTAATCTAACCAATTGTTTTAATGGTTGCACTTCTCTTACTATTTTCCCGCCAATTACCGTATCTTCTTCTCTAACGAATACTAGTTCTATGTTTGAGGGTTGTAGTCGTCTTGCGGGATTTTATGGTTTTAAGCAACCAATAACATCACTTACGAATATTAGTACTATGTTTAGTAATTGTGTTTCTTTAAAAAAAATACAATACTTTAATACAGAAAATGTTACAAACAGTTCTAGCGTATTTAATAGTTGTTTTGCATTAAAAGAAATACCAAAGTTTAATTTTAGTAAGGTACTAAATATGACTTCTGCCTTCGCATTTTGTAGGGCATTAGAAACTATTCCAGATTTAAACACACAGTCTTGTACTAATTTTTCTCTAATGTTTAACAATTGTCCTGCGTTAAAGACTATCCCAACTTTAAATATGAGTAAGTGTTCTGATGCCAACAATATGTTTAGTGGTTGTTATTCCTTAAGAGAAATTACAAATTTAAACACACATAACACAGTAAACACATCAAATATGTTTGCAAATTGTTTTTCGTTAGAAAGAATAGATAATCTAGATCTAACAAATTGTACGAATGCTGCTTCTATGTTTAGTGGTTGTTCTTCCTTAAGATTTATACCATTTTTAAATACTGGAAAGGTTACTACCTGTTCATCTATGTTTAGTAGTTGCACCTCATTAGAGTCAGCACCTATGATGAATCTTGGTAGGTGTACTACTGTAAATGGCATGTTTAATGCTTGTAGAAAACTACATACAGTTCCTTTATATAATACAAGTAATGTTATAGATTTTACCAGTATGTTTGCTAGTTGTTCGTCTCTACACCATATCCCACAATTTAATGTAGCAAAGGGAACTACATTTACCACCATGTTTAGTTTATCTAGAATTATAAATATTCCAGCATTAAACTTTATATCAGCAACTTCTGCATCTTCTTTTTCTAGTGCTTGGAGTTCTTTGAATTCAAGTACTGAGGCTTCTTCTCTAATGAGTTTTCTGGGTACAAATATAAACGCAACTGTAAGTTTTCAATATACAAATCTTTCTGCAGAAGCCTTAAATACAGTTTATAATAATTTATCAGCAAGCGGTACTGGTAAAACCATAACAATATCCAATACCCCCGGTGGATGTAAAGCAACAGTAACTGGAAGTATAAGTGGAAATACTTTAACTGTAACTGGTCTTACTTCTGGTTCTCTATGTCCTAATCAACCCATAACAGGAACTGGTATTACTGCTGGAACAACTATAACACAGCAATTAACTGGAACAAGTACCCCAGCAGCCTCCCCCACTTCTACAGGAAGTTTAAGCGGACAAAATGTTTTAAGTGTTAGTAATGCAGCTAATATCCTTGTTGGACAGATAGTAAGTGGAACAGGTATTCCACCAAATACATTTGTAAAAACGATTGAACAAACAAACATTATATTATCACGTAATTTAACAGCAAACTCATCAGGTACATATAACTTTAGAGTCAAAGCAAGCGTTGGAACATATGAAGTAAATACTTCTCAAACAGTTGCCTCAACAACTATTACAGCAACTCCACCATATTCAAACATTGCCACAGCAAAATCGTGGACAGTAGCCGCATAAGGATTTTATTATGAGTACTTCTGGTTTTTATAAAAAAGATATAGACATAGTGTATGCCCCTAATTTGGTATATAATATAAATTATACTTTAAATGCGGATCTAAGGGATGATTATACGTACCCAATAGATGGATGGTATTGGTTTGATAGTATAGAGAGTGCGTATTTATTTTTTGACGAACAACTACCACAGTGGTATACAGAATCATTAGAGGAATTAAATGGCTGAAGCATATAAAAGTCAAGCAACAAAATTAACTACTACCGGAACTACTACAATTTATAGTGGTATCGCTGGTACTGGTATAATTAACAGTATAAATATATCTAACGTAGACTTATACACGGCAGTAGTCTTAAGTGTATTTCTAGTAAAGGGTGGAACATCCTATAGTATTATTTCTAATACCACTGTTCCAACAGGAACAACCTTACAAATTTTAGACGCTCCATTAGTTTGTGAAAACGGTAATACTATTACAGCTATAGCTTCCGTTGCAAATGATTTGGAAATTATTGTCTCCGTCTTAGAGATAACATAATGATAAATCCACTATTTAATGTAGATCGACGACCATGTGTACACTTAGCTGGTCTTATTGCATTTGGTACAGATCCAACGTGGTCAAGTTCAGCAGCCTTTTGTCAACCAGCGTTTAATACCGACACTGGAGATAGATATCCCACCTATACCAAAGATACTATTAAGGGTGTTCAGGAACAAATCGCAAGTATGACGTATCTATATGATCGTGGAATGCGGCGATTTCTGATAAACTCACCTTGTGGTAATGTTTCTACCGGTGGTATTCCAGCTTATGGTGGAATCTGGGATGTAATGGAATCTAGATACGTAGTTAGACCAACGGATAATGCTAAAATACCAAACCCATATACAGAGTGTTGGAAGAATATAGCTGGTCAAACAAGCCCACCAACTATAGTACCAATCATAGATGATCCTAATCTAGATACACTACCTTTTAAAGCTAATGGTCGTTCGGCTGAATGGAACGATACACTTAGGACTTGGCTAATAGGTGCTCAAGGTTGGGATAACCATAGTGATGCAGAAATCTATATCTATACTGGATATGGTATTCCAACTAAAATTGTTTCTTCAGCTATTACTCCTGATTACGCTGCAAACTATGTAAGAGAAATGGGACAGAATTTAACCTATCTTAATAAGTCTGATGGTATTGGGTTTCAGATGCCAGACCCAGATAAAAATCCATTACACGATAACTATCTACGTTCACAGTGGATGAAGTGGTTAAAAGCGGGAATCTGTGGTGTAGGAGCAGATGTTGGTGTATATGGATTTAATCATAGGTTTGGTTCTTGGATTTATAATCAATGGGTAAGCCCAAATCTAGACGCTATTACACCCCCTAACTATAATGCACCTAACACCAACATGCGTAAGTGGTTTGAAAAACTCTGGAATAGCACCCCTAAGGGTGAGGGCAACGGGGAAAAGTTTAGTAATGCAAAGAACTTTAGTTATTTCTTAGAGGGTTTCCCGTGGGATACAGACCCAAATAAAATTATAAATAGAACAACGACTAATGTCTACCCAACAGCCGATACAGATGAATATTATTCCTTTTGGAATCCAAGTGGTGGACAGCGTGATATTAACTCTACAGAGCATACTGGTGGTTGGATGCATTACGCAAAATATATTATCACTCAAGACTCACTTACCACAAGAAAAAATAATGCGTGGCCAGGATCAGCTAATTCCTATAATGGTGCTGACCCAAATAGAAAATGGAGATTTGATCCATCTTCAACAGAGATTCACATTCTAGCTCAATCATTAGCTAGACCGTTTACCGCAGATACAGACACTGTATTGGGTGGGTTTGAAACCACCATTAACACCCCACAAACACAAGCGATTATCGCAGATTGTGTTGACTGGTGGCTATATTACTTTCAAGAGTGTGGTTACGTATACCAACCACTCGTTTATTATAACAGTTATAAAATTCAAAAACACATTCACAAGGGTATTATGCAGGGTCTAGGTTACTGGCCCCAAAGCGATCCCGCACCTTAAAGGATAAAACATGATTTTAGCTTCTTTCGAATCGTTACTTGGTAGTATTTGGTTTGCTGGTCTTACATTAGTTGTTGGCTATATTGCCGCTCATGTAGTACCAATTACAACTCTCTCAGATTTATTTAAAAAGGATGGTAAGTAATGCCTAAGGTTGGTAAAAAAGAATTTCCATACACTGCTAAGGGAATGGCTATGGCCAAAGCTGCAGCAAAGAAAACCGGTAAGGGAGTGGCTATGGCAAAAGTCGTAGCAAAGAAAACCGGTAAGCCCACAAAGAAGGTTGTTCAAAAGAAAAAGTAATGAAAAAGAAACCACACTCAATGAAGGCAGAAGGTAAAAAGCACGGCAAGAAGCACGAGAATTCCGAATCAAAGGCTTTCGAGAAGAAGGAAAAGCAGGCTAAGAAGTACAAGAAGGGTATGTGATGCCAAAGAAGCCACCAGTATCTATGACCAAAAAGGATAAGAACCCTAGTGGTGGCTTAACCCAAGCTGGTCGAAACAAGTATAACAAAGCAACTGGCTCTAATCTAAAGGCTCCTGTTGGTCGTGCTCCCAAGACACCAGAAGAGATGCGTAGACAAGGATCATTTCTAGTTCGCATGGGTTCTTCGGCTGGTCCACTAAAGGATGAGAAGGGTCGTAAGACACGCTTGAAACTTAGCCTAGAAGCTTGGAATCATACTGGAGATAAGGCTTCAGCTGTTTCTAAGGGTCGTCGTCTTTTAGAACGATATCAAAAAAACAAGAAAAAATAAAATGAATAAAGATATCAAAACATTAAAAAATCTTCTTATTGATTGCCTCATCGAAGATCTCGGTGATGTTGATAAAAGAACTCCCGGACTATATCAAGTAGTTGCGCGGGTAGTTGCAGACAATAGAGAAGATACCATTCCAGCTGTAAGTGCTGAAACCTTAGAGGGATTATCTCCCTTTAAACTTAGAAAACAAGCTTAGTCTACATAGACAGCGCAAGCTGAGACTAAGCTTATATTGGCCGCACCCGCTCTGATAGGCTGGTGTCTTATGGCCGCTCTACCGGGCAAGAAATGCGCCGGGAATTTCGCTACGGGAGAAGAGATCGAAAGGTCTCTTCTTCTTTTGAAAGGAGGTGCTTATGCAAGTACCACAAGAAGTTTTAGATGACTTTAGAAATCATTGTTTCTTTAGTATGAAGTATTTAGGATTAGGTGAACCAAGTCCTCTACAATATGCTATTGCAGAGTGTGTTCAGAATGGTCCTAAAGATATGCAGTTACAAGCTGGACGTGGTGCCGGTAAATCAACCATCGTTGCTATGTATGCTTCGTGGTTGTTATTAAAAAACCCAAACACAACCATTATTGTTTTGTCAGCAACACAAGATAAAGCTATTAAGTTTATCTCACAAGTGCGTCAAATTTTAAACCTTGTTCCTTATATGAAGCATCTCTTACCTAAGGAACACGATAAAGACTCAGCATTTGGTTTTAATGTGGGTATAAAGGATAGGGTTGGACAAGATCTTTCATGCTACGCTAAGGGTATCACAGGACAAATTACGGGTAGTCACGCTGATTATGTATTAGCTGATGATATTGAAATTGAAAAGAATTCAGACAACCCGCAATCAAGACAGAAACTATTAGAGAAATTAACTGAATTAGAACAGATTAGAAATCCAGTTGAGTGGGGTCGTATTGTATTTCTAGGTACTTATCAAAGTACTGATTCTATTTATCTACGCTTACCCTATGAGATTGTTAAGTTTCCGGCAGTCATTCCAGACCCAGATATTGAATCTCAGTGGCTTTATTGTCATCCATACATCTCAGAATTAGACGGAGAACCGGGAGATACGGTAGATCCAGCACGATTTCCACAGCATATTCTTGAAGAACGACTTGCTAAAATCGGACCAAGACAATTTGCTTTACACTATTTATTAGATCCTTCCTTAAGTGACTCAAGTAAGCATCCTCTTAAGCTAGAAGACTTAGTAGTAATGGATGTTTCTCCAGAGGTATTTCCAGAAAAGGTAGTTTGGTCTAGAGCTAAGGCATTAGATATACCAAGTTACGGATTGAATGGTGATCTTTTGTATGGGCCTATGTGGTCTTCCACAACCATGACTAAATATCTAGATACAAGATTATGTATTGATCCATCTGGTCGTGGTGGAGACGAAACAGCTTATTGTGTTGCGTCTTTTGTAAATGGCTATATAGTCATACATGAGTTAGATGGTCTTCCGGGTGGGTATGACGATGTAACACTTAGCCGTATAGCTAAGATTGCTAATCAATACCAAGTATCTACTATTATGGTAGAAGCAAACTATGGTGATGGTATGTTTACGTCACTACTTAGACCTATCGTATACAGTATTTGTGGTAGATTAGCTATTGAAGAATTTAAGGTTTCTGGTTCTAAAGAAAAAAGAATCATAGATACGCTAGAACCAATCATGTCACAACACCGCCTTATTTTTGATACTGAAGCTATTAGATCTAAGGAAACACAAATACAAATTTCAAGAATGCAAGATAGACGAGGAGCATTAAAACACGATGACCGTATAGATGTTCTCTCTAGTATTGTAAAACTGTGGGTTAATAATCTTGTTATTACCCCAGATGAAATAGTTGAACGTAACAAAGATAAAGAACACCGAGATACGGTTAAAGAGTGGTTAAGCAATAAAAGAATTATTGGCCTTCTTGGTGAGAAGTATCGTGGAATTGTAGAAGCACAAGAGCGCGGAAATAAACAACGTGTCTCTATAATAGATAATTTTTATAGGAGATAATATGCCCCCCTTTACAGCAGCAATAGTTGGTGGTTTAGCAGCGGGATCTGGAATTCTGAGTGGAATGAGCGGAGCAGCGCAAGCAGACGCTCAAGCACAAGCCCAACAGATGCAACAAGATCAACAAAACTTTCAGAATCGTTGGCAGAATGAAGCACAGAATAGAAATATTCTTCGTCAGTGGCAGGCGCAATATCACGCAAATAGACAGATAGAGCGATCATCTCTACAGCAAGAAGTAGCTGGTGCATTCTACGGAACGAAGGCCTATCAAAACGCTACTTCAGAATTAAGTAAACAAACAAGACAAGTAACAGATCAGTTACTATCCTCAGCATCATCTAGTGGAGTGTCTTTAAATTCAGCTTCTGTAAGAGCAACAATGAGACAGGCAACAACAGAAGCCCAAAAGATGTCGGGATCAATGCGAGTAAACTACATTAATCAAATGCAAGATCTTTCAACACAAAGAAATAATCTTCTCGGACAGAGAAATATTATGGCCCCAGAACAGCAAGCCTTTATGAATACAACAGGTGGTATTGTAAACTCCTCTTCAAACATACTTGCTACCGGAATTGCTACAGGATTGATGTCTGGATTATCTTCAGGTATTGGTGCATATAAGGCTTCCAGCTAATGTTAAACCAAAATAAATTACAAAAATTATTTGAAATAGCTACAGGACGTATGCCAGAACAACAACGACTTACTGAAGCTAAACAAAAAGTAAGTGGACTTGATAGAACTAAAAAACGAAAACAAATCTTTAATAGTCTATTTAAAGATCCATTAACGGCTTTCGAGCGTTGGTATCAAGACTCCCTAAAGGATGTTAATTCAAACAACGTCGATGAGTTTTGGGGAGACGCTGAAACAAGTTTTCCGGGTAGCCCAGAGCAAGCAAAAGATTGGTTACGTTCTAATGTTAGTAGACCTCAGGATGCTTCTAATAAGGAGTTTACACTTAGAAATACAATGTCTAAGTCGCCACGTTGGTTACAACAAGAATTATCTCCAGAGTTAGCAGATACCGAACAGATAGTAGCTTCGCAAAACCTAAGTAAGTCTCAGCTAACCTATAGAAAAGTATTACAGGATAAGATAAATAAGTTTGATTTTTCTGCTTTAGACCAAGATGTCCCGGCTGAAATACATGTTGATGATATGTTAAAGCTTGAGATGATGGGTATTCTAGATACAGCATCCGTTATAGATGGTCGTTTTGTTACTCTTAATAAAGATGGAACAATTCAACCAGCCTTTGCTTTAGGTAATTCTGACGAAGCTGGTGGACTTGGACTTGGACCAGAAACAGAAATTGTCACAAAGATGGCCAAACCCCTATTTGAAAAGGCTGTTGTTTCAGGTCTAGATACTAGTACTTCTATGCAAGCATTAAATAACAAAGCTGTTATGGGTGTTGGTTTAAAAATGTTACCAGATATGGATATCTCAGAGTGGTCTACTGTTTTAGGGACAATGCCAAAAGAAGAAATACGTGGAGCTATTCAAACAGGGTTTAATAAAAAAGCAGATATTGATCCCTTCGCATCAAATGAAGATGTACTAGCGGATACTCTTTCTATACAGGAATTCTTACAATGATTGAAATGCAAGGTCCGGGTGTATTTTTAAATCCACCCAATAAACCCATATATCAAGAGACACAAACAATACTACCAAATGTTGTAGTTGGTGTTGGTCAGGGTGTTGATTGGGGAGCTATTGGTCAATCAGCTTCTCAACTAGGAACTACTCTAGTTGAATACAATATAGATGAAAAAAGAAAAAAGAAGATGCGGTTACTAGATGATTTAGAAGCTAAAACTAAAAATCAAATTGATTCTGCAGCTTCTATTAATGATTTTGATTCTGTAGATGTGCTAACTTCTGAGTATAAAAATCAAGTAAAAAATATTGTTGGTTATGATATTGAATCTGATGGCGGTGGACAGACAAGTTCAGTACTTTTAGAAAAGGCTAGAGAAGTATCTTATGGCTTTGATTTATATCGTCAAAAGGCCAGAAGAGAAACATCTGATGATGTACAACTAGCCGCTTATCGCGATGATAGTTTAACATTTCAAGAACAACTTCAAAATATTGATGATATTACTACCTTTGAATCTACCGTAAAAGATAGAGAAACACAACTACATCAAATGATTGAGGACAGCAAAAACGCACCTCAAACACTAGGACAGATGGCTTATACTGCTTCCATTCGAAAGGATCTATTAGATCTAAATGATTCAGCGAAAAGGGTTAAAGAAGCTAATGTTAAAACAATAACAGAAGCTAGCGAGAGTAAGAGAAAAGCTGATCTTGGTATTATTCTAAATTTAACCAATTCAATTTCACAAGAATATGCTAATGTTGCTGACTTACAAAAACAAATTGATAGTGCTAAAGATGGTGGATTAGAAGCCGATACTGAATTAGTAACTAGGCTTACTATTGAATTAAACTCAAAACTAGATACTATTGATGGTTTTCGTACTACAGTAGACGAACAAAAAAACAACTATGCCAAGACTTACTATAATGCAGGGTGGTCAAAGGACCTTGCTGTAAGATACTTAGGTAAAGAAGATTACAATACTATATTAAATGAACAGGAAAAACACGATGAAGCGTTTAATCTTAGATCTGCTGCTCCATTTAGAGTTGCTAGAGAACGGCAAAAGACAGCCATAAAGAGTATTAATGATAGAGTAGATACCAGTATAGGTTCTGCTTCTGTTCGGATTGCTGCTATTGATCAACTAATAGATGAAGCACCAACTGAGCAAGCAAAAGAAAAACTAAGAATAGCTAGAGATAGTATATTTATAGCGTTAGAAAACGAGTTACTATCTACAGTAGAGGGTGGTGTTCCAGCTTTTACTAAGGATTTAGTTGCGAGTTATTCTGGTTTAAAGGTACTTGGATCTCGCCCACTTCCATATCCAGTGTATTCACAACGATTGGATGGGACTATGGCAGATGCAATTGAATCCGAGGTTGCATCCTCTAGTAATATCTATAAAGTCTTTCGACCAACAGTTGATAAGTTTAATGCGTTTTTACAAACACGTTTAGATGTTAAGGGAGGTAGCAATACGGGAAGATCAACACAACAAGAAAAACAATTAAAATATAAATTTATTTTAAATACGTTATCGCAAAGACTTCCTATTACTGCTTCCCGAGAAGATATTAATGGAGCTTATAACTCTTATTTGGTGGAGAGTGGTATTAATATCTATGAGCCGGATGGTATTACACTTAAGCCATATACAGAAATTGTACCACAACTACAAGAAAAGAATATTAAGCTACCACCAAACGGTTTTATGCATACTGATTTCTTTCAAGATATGCTTCAAAACTATTTACGATCACAAACTCCTGTAGATTTAAATAAACTATCTAGTGACTTTGTTACACTTTTCTCAAGCCCTGAAAATGCTTGGTATGGTGGATTAACAGGAGCAAGTGATATCAACTCAATGACACGCGGTATTGCTGATATGATTGCTGGTGGACTATCTAGACCAGAAACATCGGGTGTAGCAACAGCCATGTTTTTAATGTTTACACCAAGAAATCAAATAGATACAAATCTTACAGCACTAGCTGCAGCTATGCCACCTAATGATTTTCTATCAGATAAGGAAGTAAGAAACCTTGGTGTTTTAGCACGAGCTTATAATGGAAATGGCGATCCAATTTTATTTGCCGCAGCTAGACAAAAAGATATTAGTATTCTTAAAGCTAAAGAACAAACAATAAAACAAGTAAACGATACTGACTCAACAAGCGCATTAGTTGGTAGGTATAAGTCAACAGCTAAAGTAAAAGATGTTAACGAGGAATCCAGAACTGAACTTAATAGTATTGTTTTAAAGCTTAGAGAATCTGTATTTCCTATCTTAGATATTCCGCGAGACGATGAAACACTTAGTCCTACTGACTTTAATCAGAAATACTTACTTGGTAATGCTGTTTCTCAAATAACTAAAGATATTATAACAATGTCTCTAGGTCATTACTATGATCTTTTAATAGACCAACCAAATCTAGACGAAAAATCTAGATTTGAAAAAGTTACTACCCGTATACAAGATGATCTTAATAACGGATATAGAGCTAGTATAGATGGTTTGAGAAAGGTTGTAACACCAAATGTTAAACAACAATCACTAAGCTCTACCATGATTGCTGGATCTAATATTGATTTACCGGGTATTGAAAACAGAGGACAGTATGTACTTAATACCATGCTGGCTTCTGATTGGGATCATAATGGATCTGATCACACTGTCTGGAATCAATTTGGTATGGTTACCCGTCCACCAGATACAGATAGACCAACAGCATTAGCTCTGTCTATTTCTGCTAGTAATGGAACAGACATCTCAAGTATTCCGGGAGATAGATCTTTTAATCTTATGGCCATTGCGGAAGCGGCTGTTGGTGATAAAAAAGATAACAGAACAATGTTAATTGCTCAAGCTGCAATTAGAGATCTAAAAAACCCAACCACACTAGCTGATGCAATAAACCAAGTTAGAACAAGAATGGCCAGTTATAAAAGTGGATTAGATTCTGGAGAATATAAGTTTTTTGTCACAACAACTACAAGTAATGCAAACAAGAAAGTCGTATCGCCTTTAGTTACGTTACAGAAAAAAGACGGCACTCCAGCTTCTTCCATGCAATTAACGCCTCTACGAGAACCACTTAAAGGTACATCAGTACACAGAGAAACTTTCAAGAGTGTTTCTAAAGAACAATTCAATACGTGGGCTGTGAAGCAAATCAACAATGGAACAATAAACCATACCAGTGTTATTGATTACTTAACAATTCATAATATCAATCAGCAGACCTTTAGTGAAACAATGCAAGTTGTAATAACTGCTGATGATCTTCCATACCCTTTTATAGCTATACCAACAAGTATTCCAAATGAAGATTATACATATGAGTTCGAAGAATACTTAGGAAAAAAGCAATGGTATGTGACACAAGATGGTGGACAAAGAGTTGCACTTACATCTTCATTTGATACTTCTGACTTACAACCAGTAGGTAAGAAGATACCAAGTATGTTAGATAAGGTGGTAGGAATCTTTTCACCGACTCCAGACAGCACTGGTATTACATCTGATGGTATTATAGATCGTAAAAGAGTTGTAACTACTGTTGCTGGAAAACCAATAGTATTGTCTTATTCAAAACCAACCCTAAGTGATAAGTGGAGTTTAGAGACCACATCTCCAAACGTCACCGAAAAAGAAATAACAACTGGGGTTGTGGACATGAAAGAAACATATGTTAGTGGTGGTGATGAAGTTGTACGTCTAAAGTATGTAAAACCATCCTCCTCTAAAACTTGGATTTTAATCGAAGGACCATCTTCAGAAAACGTTACTGATTCTTTTACGGGACGTTTACCAAAAGAAAACAGTATTGTTAAACAAGCACTAGGAATAGAAGATCCAATTGAACGGTATACTATGATAGCTGGCGAATTACGTCGTCAAGCTATTGCATCTAGCGATAAGACACCAGAAAGCCGTAAAAGAATTTTAGCGGCTGATAGGTATTTCGATAGAGCTATATCCTTTATGAAGGAACAAAAGAGATTACGTAATGATAGAAAAGATTTATTAACAACTTTCCAAGAGTATGTCTCTGAGGAAGTAAACCAATTAATTGATTAACAAGGAGGGGGGGTCGAAAGATCCCCCCTTAACTTATAAGGATTTATATGATATCTGATCTGAATAAAGTTCTCGACGAAGCATCACAACCGCTTCGTCCTTCGAACGTGTATTTTTCGTCAGCCACAACTCCAACTACTCAATATAGTGGAGAGAAACCAGATTTAAATGAACAACGTATTTACAATGAAAGGGTTCAACTCGGTCTTTTAAGCCCTACCTTTCTTAATGGTAAATGGAATATAGCTGAAACTAACCTTACACGCGAGGAAATTGGTGATCAAGCTTTAGCTTATACAATCGGTAACGGTAGTAGGGGTTGGGGTGAAGCTAGTATTCAAAACGCGAAGAAAATAGCTGATCAATATTATAATAAGGGTGACGCAATGTTTACCCACGGTGGGAGAGAGACATCTCACTGGGAACAGTTTGTTGAGGGTTTCAATTTTTTTAATGTGTTCGGAGAAAACCAATCTCTTCAAACTGCTGAGGAAATTAAAAAGAAAATACAAACTGTAGATCCTCTATGGACAACCGATAAAAAGATAGATGAGTTAACAGAGTGGAAAAAAATTAATCCAGACGTTGATAAATTTCTTTCCTCTGCTGGGATTGACGTACAGGATTATGCCCTCAATACTAGAAACCAAGAAGCTTTCCTCTTTAACATGAATGAAGCTGTTCAAAACGCTAGAATGAATATTGGTATGGGGTTATTTGAAAGAGATAATAATACTCTTGAGAAACTTGGTAATAGTTTAGCTGAGGGAATTAAAGACCCACTAATGCTTCGCGATGTTGTCCTAACTACCGCCGCAACAGCTGGTCTTGGTCTTATTGCGGGTGTTGCTGGTTTATCAGCAAGAGCATTATCTGGTGGTATTGTAGCCGGGGTGAATGCATCTAGATCTATAAGGGGTTTAGAACTTGCTCGAAAAGCTGCAAACGCTGCTGCCCTCGCTACTGGACCAATGACTGGATTAGTTGAAGGTCCAGCCTATGCCGCTATTCGTTCTATTATACCAGCTACTGGTCGATCTGTTACTTCTACACTAGCAGCTAGGGGTTTGGCTCTTGGTTTAGAGGGTGGAGTTGCTGGAGCTGTCTCATCACTAGCTGATCAAAGATCAGAACATGAGTGGAGATCTTTAGTTTTTCAGGGTGTTGATCCTGTTCTAAAGTATAATCTGGGTGAAACAGCCCTAGCTGCATTAACTGGATCGCTAGGTTCAGTTGGGCTAGCTACAGCCTTCCGTTTTGGTTTGGGTTCAATTGGCGATTATAAGTATTACAAGACCGGAGATTGGGATAGCTTACGTAGACAAGTTACTAATTCTATGGATACGTGGGCAACCACCCGAGATGGTGACATTGTTTGGGGCAATACCCTAAGCGATGGTCGTGGTATGTTCTTTGGTAATGTTATTGATAACTTTATGAAGAATTACGATGGTAGGGATTTTACCAACGTAATGTTAAATGGGTCTAGACTCTTTGGTAAGTTTAATCCACGTATTGCTGGAAAAATGAAACTAGATGTAACTAAGGTCTTACCAGTTATTGAAGAGTTTGAAAAAGCAACAGGAATTGCAGGAGAAGCAGCAATGCTTCGGGTAGATGGAGTTGCTCCTGAAACCAGAAGAGTGTTTGATCTTATCCTCAATGAAAAAAACTTAGACGACGCTAACCTTTCTCTTGCTGATGTCAGAAACGTTTTAACAGACTACAACCTTACTCGTTCTAAGGAACTAGTGGGACCAAGACCAACCACAGCAGTGGAAGGTGTACTTGCTACCATTTCAACCGCGACTAAACAGGTTGATATTGCAAATCAAATTCATCGTCTTATTGGAGCAAAGAGTTTAGATCGCAAGTTAGAAACAATTGGTATACAATCATCAGATGTAATTAACAACGCGGAAGCAACACTAGGTCGTTCTATAAACTTATCGGATGATGTTGACTTTGGTAACTTTGTTGTAGCGGCTAAATATGCTGCTGCCTCAGTTGACGAAGCTCAGGTTGTCGGAACACTAAAGAGAATTCTTAGTGGAGATTTTGGCGGTGGTCGTACCATTCCACGAGAAGTAGTTCAATCTATTTTTGCTAATGCGTTTGGTACTAAGCCCTTAATCATTACAGCTTCTGGTTCTAATAAGAACTTTGCTGTATCGGTAGATCCAACTATTGGAGAAGTCTTTAGTACTAAACGTACTTTAAAGGTTGGACCTAATGGTAAGTTAGAGATTGAATTAAGAGCTGATGATCCAACCTTAAAGTTCTTTACTACAGATAGTATAAGACTAGACACAGAAACATTTAAAACTAAACTAGCTGATTTAAACGATAAGTTAAATACAGTTTGGAATACCAGCGTAAAGAAAAAGATTAAAGATACAATTGATACCGTTAAGGATATTAAATCAAAAGAAACACTTACTGATTCATTTGCAAGTGGTAAGAGTGTAACAGTTGATAACATTAAAAAGATCTTTAAACTAACAACGACTGAGGCTACAACCGCAAAAATTATTATGGATTCCTTGGGGTATAGTGGCGATTCGAGCATACTTCGTATTGCTAAGTTAGCAGCAGATGATCGAAATGCTGAGATTGTATTCGAAGGAACAACAGCTCTGATAAGAGCTACAACATCATCTGATTTAGGTACTGTAACACATGAGATGTCTCACTACTTACAGGTTATGGTTCTTGATAATTTAGATTCCGAAGCTAGACAAGCCATAGGTATTACAGATGATATGTGGGTTAAATTTAAAGATTGGGTTGGGTTCACTGGCGATGAGTGGTCTGAGAAGGCCGCAGAAAAGTTTGCAAATGGTATGTCTCAATATGTTAGACGTATTATGGCTGGTGATGGTCGCGCCCCAGCAACCCAAATTCAAAGGTTGTTTCATCGTATTGGTGATCACCTTGGTGATCTAGGAGAACGATTTAAATCACAAGATGGTCTTGAAGCTGGTCTTATTATTTCGGCAGAAGCTGAAAGTGTGTTTGAAGCTTTATTAAATAGATCTAATGATAAGATTGGCGAGTTGTTTGATAGTGCCTATCAGGGTCTCTTTCAACGATTATCTAAAGAGAAAAGACAGGCTATTGGTAAAGATATTTTAGGTCAAGCCGCTTTTAGTGATTATCTTGCAAAGAGAGAACTCAAACATGAAGCATCTACAAAGGTTATTGATCCGCTTGCTAAAGCGTCGTCTATTAAGTCAGAATCAACCACAGCCATAATTAATAGTATTTATGATAACCTTAAGAAATCTGTTACACGAAAAGCAGTTAAAGAAGCTATTACACTTGCTGGTTATACAAAAGAAGAATACATTAAAGATGTAACAACTCTTTTAAATAACACTATTGGACAAAAGAATATAACGGCAACTAAACCAGCTCGTCTTGATTCAGCATCAAAACTAGGTGATGATGAATTAGTTGATCTATATTTTGATTTATTTTTAGCTGGTTCAACTGACGAATCCTTAAACTATATCAGCGTTATTATTGACACAGAACCTACGCTTATAGTAAAAAGTCGTGGTACTAAAACTGAAGAAGATTTATTAAAAGAAACAGGATCAACTCCTACAGAACTAGGTGGTAAGATTCCTTCAGATCCAGCATGGATTCTAACCTCGCGTAATGAAAAGAAAAAAACTTATAGCAAAGACGCATTACTAACGGAAATAAATAAAAGAAAAGATACTGGTATAACTAAACTAGACAAAAGTTTAACAGTCTCTAGTGAACTTACAGCAGCTCTTGATGAGCTATTTAAGGAAACGGGATTCGTTGACTCGGTTGGTATTCCAGTTAGTCTTACACCAACAGAAAAAATTGTAGTTGAACGAACAGCCGCAGCTGTGGAAGCATCGCGACACGCTAGCGATCATATGGCAGCTGTTACTACCGCACTTAGCGAAGATAGGCTATTAGATGCAGCTTTGGCTGAACGTGCCGAAGTAATTCTTCCAACCGTAATTAATGTGGAAGCAATCCCAACAGATTTAACAGCTAGTCTAACTGCTCTCGGAACGGTGGGAGACACAGCTAAAGAAGAAGCAACTAGATTAAAGTCATCAATTTCTGTAGCTGAGGTTAAAGAAGTTAAGAATATCGTAGCAGCTGTTGTAGCTAAAACAACAAAATCAAAACAGTTATTAGACACATACTTAGAAGTTACCGAGAATCAGATTGCTAAGGATTATCTTAAAGCAGAGCTTCGATCACAGATTACAACACTTACAATTGAAGGCATTGCTGGTTTAGATTCTAATCAATTTAAACGGTTTATCGAACTAGAGGCAATTATTTCTGCTCTTCCATCAGACACAAGAGAAACACTTGCTATAGAACAAGCACTTGATCGTGTGCAACAAGACTCCTCTAATGATGCCATGAACCAAGCTATTAGTGTAACTAAGTGGACTAAGCAAGATATTAGTTTATATGTTACAGGTAGGTTTCATAGAACAAACGGTTCATTAGTATCAGAATTTATAGATGCTAAGAAATATGTAGAGACTAATATTGTAGCGTATAAGAAACTAATAAAAGAAATTATTGATTTAGAATCAACCTATAACGCAGCAGTAACGAAACTTAAGGAAGCTGGTGATATTCTTTCGGTGATCGAAAAGAATAAACTTACGGAAATTACTAAATCATTTATTAGTAAGAAGGCACAAATAGGTAAGTTTGAAGCTGCAACGAAAAGACTTAAGCTAGGCGTACTTCGTTCATCTATTACTGATGTAACAGAAGCCGATCTTATGTTAAAGTCCTCTATTGTTACGTTAAAGACAGAGTGGCTACAGGTGGATAAGGTTGGATCTAAACTAGCAAACCTTATTATGGGTAAGTTAGATAATGCTGATTTCCAAGATATTCTAATAACACTAGATAAGAATATAAATAAATTAGTTGATAAGGTTGTGTTTGATGGAGAACCAACCACAAAACTTTCTCTAGCTGAGTTTAATATAATGACTCCACTAGATAAAGCGGAAGCATGGTCTCGTGGTAATATTAAATCAAACGCTGCTTCTGCCTTTGTTAAAACAGTAATCAATAATTTAGAACTCAATGCTAAGAGACGTTTAGAGGGAACTAAAAAGGGTGTTCTTACTGGCGATGTAGAGCTTGGTGAAAAACGAGCGGTTAGTTTAATTGAATCATCTAAGGCTGTTACTAAGACAGAAACAAAAGCAGATAGAGAAGATTTTTACTATAAGCTTGAAGAAGAAGTAACATCATTACGATATGTAGCTTCTCTGTTTTATCAACATCTTGTAGAGACGGATCAAGAAGAATTATCGAAAGTCTTTATGGCGCGTAAACAAGCCATGACATCTAGGGGTGAGGTTCTAGCTTCAACTGCTCGTGTTCTAGAAAACTTCGGTATTACTATGACAACGAGTACAGTAAAGAATCGTATATCTAAACTGTCAGATGCATTCGAAGATTTCGTTTCTACTCTTCCAGAAGTAGAAGCTACTTCTCTTAAGGCGAAGTTTAGATTCGAAAAAAAGAAAAAGACACTTGCTCAACGTCTAACAAAAGAAATGACTGATGATGAACTAGATGAATTGGATTCTCTATTTGCTTCAATTCAACCCGGAGAATCATTAGTAGCTCCTGAGTTCTTACGTACACTTATAGAAGAATCAACCTCTAGTCTATATCGTAATATTGCAGATGGTTCAGTCTCAAGTGCCGGGGAAGCCCTACAACAGTTGGCTGAAAGTACTACATCTAAGTATGCTACACTTGCACAACAATTATTAGAATCACGCGGTGATGTATTAAATAACATTGGTTTACATCTAGCTCTATATGCTAAGGATGATTTAACTGATGGTGAATTTGTTGGTAACAACATATTTTTAAACGCACGATTTGGTAAGATTAATGTTGTTGTGTTGTTACATGAAATTATTCATGCTATCACAAGTAGAGATCTTGATCGCTATGGGTTTGATGATGCAGCTGGTTCTGTTGCGTACTTAGCTACTTTAAATAAATCAATTGAAAGTGGTGTTGGTCCAAACGGAACTAAGTTAAGTAAGGGTGCTCGTTCTATTATTCAGTCTTATCTTCAAACTATAGACTGGATTGAAACGACACCCAGAGCAATGGATTTACTTGGTATTGATTTCAAGGAAAAACTAATTGGTCAAACTGTATCTCAACCTGAAACATCAGCTCATTATGCTATATCAAATATACATGAGTTTGTTGCTGTTGCTCTTACTGATGTATCTGTATTAGGATTCTTTGGTGCTGTTCCTGGTTTAACAGGCAGACAATCAAAACCAATTACTGGTATGATTAGGGGAATTGCTGAAAGTATCTGGCCTACGCTTCCAGAAAATAAACTTATTCAGCGGATTGATTATTTACGAAAGCAAGTAACAGCTGGTTTAGTAACTGGAGCATTAACAACTAAGATAGATATACCAGATCCTGTTGATATTCTTCTTCCGCCGCTTATGCCGGGTACAACCCCGTTTAGGGTTTTTGGTGAAGAAGTATTTAAAACTCAAGGTCTAGATGTAGCAGATCTACTTAGATCAAATCTAAAGTCAGCCAAGGGTAGAGTATATGCTCAACTTCGAGCTGTAAATCTTCAGGAACAGTTATCCGAATCAGCTAGAGCTTCAGGTGCAGATGCAACTAAGTTTGAAACTAAGCTTTCTGAATTAATTGATTCAGCTGAAGTACGGAGACGTAATCTCTTAGCAGCTGGACTCCATGAAGAAATGGAGCCAGAGGATCTTGAAATTATTCAAAGTATGATAAATGGAACAAAAGCGTTTACTCAACGTAGTGCTGATCACCTTACTCGTAGAGTTGGTGGAAGACCACCATCCGTCAACATAACTTCCAAGTTTGTTGGTAAGTCTTATAGAGATCTTACAGACGATGAACGTAGATCTTTTGTATCTGATGTTCTTCTTCCTACAGTAGAAAATAAGATGGGTAAGCGTAATCGTAGTGCTGGTATATATTCTATGATAACAGACTCTACAGTCGGTAAGTCTGTAAACTCTCTTATTGGTGGCGGTGCTGCCTATGGCGATACAGCAGATGCTGACTCTTTATTACTACAATTCTTTTCCAAGATTTATGATCCTCTAATGGACTTACGTGATGGTGAGTTATCCGGTGTGTTTGAATTATTCTCTGTTGACCTTGTTAATGCTGAAACCAATAACATGTATAGTAGGGCTGGTCTATTAAACATACAGCGTAAGATTACAACACAGGTCTCAAATACAGCAGAGTTAGAACAACTCTACGAAAAGGCTTGGATGTATCTTAGTAAGCTTTCTGAATTACCGAATGGATTACCACATAGAGAACTTATTGTAGAACTAATTAAGGGTGTTCATAAGTATAATGAAGTTATTGGAGAAACCCTAAATAAATATGGTTTCTTAGCTGATCCTATGAATCCAACGGAATATGGTACAATACATAAAGTTAATATGCTTGCGTTTGAGGAGCAGAAGCAATTTGTTGATGCTCTTGTAAAACATGCTTTAATTAAAGAACGAGATAGTAAAGAACTATCTATTGTAACTATGGATGCATTAGGTTGGATTAAACTTGTTAGAGATCCTGATAGTGATACCATTGTCTCTGTAACGGTTACTGATGAATCTCCTTTAGTTGATTTTGTTGGTACTTATGATTACTCAAAATTTAAACAACTAGCACTTAAGAAAAACCTAAAGCCAGAGTTATTATCGGTTTATGAAAACGGTTTAATCTCTTCACGTGATTACAAGAACTGGGATATCTATAAGTCACGCGGAGATAGTTATACAGCTATCCAGCACACAATGACTGTAGCTAAGAATAACTATCTTAATATCGAAGCAGCTGAATCACGTGGTGGTAAGCCACGTACTGAAAGTATTGGTGCTGGTCGTGAAATGGATATCTCTAGAATTCTATCTCATTCTGAGATTACCAACAATCCAGAATTAGCAAAATACTTTGATAAGGATATCTTCGGACTTATTAACCAACAGTTACGAACAAATGTAACAGAAGCTGTAATGACAAAATATATTACAGAAACGTTTGGTCTTAAAATGTCTTGGTTAGATCTTATTGAGGTTTCCAAAAAGCATGGAGAAGCTAGTCGCGGTCAACTTACAAAGAGTGAGCAAGACTCACTTAATCGTGGGTATGATCGAATTAAAACAATCTGGGAAGCTAATACGGGTAAGATGCTAAGTAGTAGAGATGGTCTGGATCGTCATTATAGATCCTTATTAGAGAATGGTTCAAGACCTTTAGTATTAGCAGCAAGCGGTTTACGTGCTGCCTTAACATCTACAGGTGAAACCGTAAGAGCTATTCTACAAAGTAACCATAACCGTGGAATGCTCCGACAAGTATTACCTAACTTTATTCAAACACTAAAGTTATTTAGTCGCGATAAGAGACAGACAATCCAACAGGTAGCTTCAGCCACTCACTGGATTAGAGGGCTATCATCTGACCACCTATTACTACGTGCAGAAATGAATCCAAACAATCCCTTTGGTGGGACTATTATGGGTGCTAGACGTGGTGGCTGGTTCAAGGACTTGGCTGCAGCTTGGGCTGGTGTTAAGGAACGAAACAAGTTAGAGGACTCTATTGTTGGTAAAGCAGCTAATTATTTATCTGTACCAGCAAGTAAGTTAGGTTCTCCACTAGCTTTCGTAAACGATATTACTACAACGCTTCATGTTCAGAACTTACAATACAACCTAACTCAAAATTCTAAGAAGTTTTTAGCTTTAGCTAATCTCTTAAAGGATGGTGGTACAGATTCATTATCTGGTTTTAGTGAGTTAGCTACTAAGGTTGGATTATCTCCTAAGGAAGCTATTGACTTATCTTCTATGGGTCTTCTAGATCCCAAGAGAATTGAAGTAATGATTGAAGCTGCTAAGGACCAACGTAACTATCGTGAAGGTATGTTAGATGTCCAAAGTCTATTTATCTGGGCAGGCGAAGACCCCACTAAGATTGACACAATCAATCGTATGGGATCACTTATTAATGCCACAGTTAGACATACCAATACCGACCCCACACTACTTGATTTAAGAATTAATCAATCTGCATACGCCCGATCTATGGGTGTATTCATGCAATTCTTATTAAGTCACTCCACTCAAGAAATAGGTAGACGTAGACGTTATACAACTACCGCCTACTCTAAACACCTTGCTGGTCTTGTTATGATGGAAGCTATTGCCTACAGTCTAGCAAGAACTAAAGACGAGGATGAAGATACCTGGGTCTGGCAAGACCTTAATGAGAAACCATTTGAAACCGTAGTTAACTTTGGTACCTCTCTTCCACTACTAGGAAGTTATCAGTTCTTATCCTCTTTGTTAAGAGCTGGTATCCTTCAGACCCACTCTACCATTACAGGGGACAAGTCTGATAATACATATAGAGTACCAGATCTATTCTCCGGTCCATCTGAGAATATTCCACGTAAGGCTGTAGATATGATTAAAGATCTACTGTAATCAGTCTAGGTTGCCATTAGGGACGTTCTAAGGATTCATACCACCCTGTATGGGGGTAAACCTTAGAACGTCTCTAATAGGCTTATAGGGGGTTTAATGATGTGGTGTATTAACCATACGAGCAGTCCCTGAGTTGGTGCTAGGAACAGCCTAGTACTGAGTGGAATCAGTATAAATAAAAGAGCGGTCTCTCTTCATAGGGAGAGACTAGGAAAGGTAGTAAGGGGATACTCTAGGGATAACGTAAGGATAGAACAATACATAAACAATACTATAGGGGTCTATGTACTCCACACTATACATTTCACTGTAAGGAATAACACGGCTAGGGACTAGCTCCTAACAATTCCTTACACCGCCTCAGGTACATTCCCCCGTCTGTGCCTTGAGTCTATCTATCCCTCCTTTCCCTAACGGGGAAGGCGGGGTTTCATAAGTTTAACCTGTAAAAACCTTTTAGGTATCGAAAATTTCAAAGCGGGTACCCCCTAACCCCCGCGTTATTTCTTACCCCCCCTACCCCCCCTCGCAAGAAAACGAAAGAGACCCACCCGGACCACTCTCCCCCCACCCGGCACGCTGCGGTTTCAACCGATGGCTACCTGTCTGCCCCTATTCCGGACAGTCAAATGTCTGAAACGACCCGGAACAACGACCCACGGAACCGTGGTGAGTACGGCAAGTAACCGACCTACCTAGATTCTTTGAAACAAATGCATGGAAATAAGTAAGGGCGAAAGTCACAATGCTCTAAAGGTACTTGTTTCAAAGAATCTTTCCTTGAGTCTATCCTAACGGTTAGACGTAAGATTCTCATCTATGCTTGAACGGTTCAAGCATCATCCGCACTTTCTGAGGAACTTCCCCCATGTCTACTATTCTCCCGAACGTTGAATCTTTCCGCTCCTTGTTTCTTCCGGCTATTCTCGCTGAATTGGATGAGAAGTATCGTATTGCGAAACGTGACTTAAAGGGGTTTCATGCGGCATGGTTGAATGCGTCCGGCGATTGTACGGTGCATGTTGCTGGACGTGCACTAACGACTCGCGATATTATCGCCGGAAAGAATGGCTACGCTTCGGCTAGTCATATTGACTGGCGGGCAACCAGTGTACCGGGAGTCGCGCAAGATACGTTAGCCTATATTTATAATATGGTCAAGGCTGAACGTCCGGAGTGGTTCGTCAAGACTTCTAAGGTATACGCAAAGTCTGCGCCGTCTGTTGACATGCTTGCTGAACTTGGACTCTAATAACTTCGGATTCTACGGGTGAAATATTCCGTAGAATCCTTTCCAAAGTGTTTCTTACCTAATAGGAGCCTACTATGCAAAGTTTCGTGAAAGAATTATTGGCTGCAAAGATTCAATGTGCTTGCGAATTGCGTACTGTAAACTCACTAGAAGAGTGTGTAGAATTGGTTATCAAGCACACAAAGATTCCACGTAGACTAGTTGTAGAGCGTTTGTCTGCAAAGTATCCCGTGTTTAGGGTTCTACCCACTAGAAAGGGTTGTATCTAATCGTGTGTATTCTCGCAACTTTGGAGTCAAACAATGTACGTGACTGAATTGTTCATCTTGTGTGCCGTTGCTATGGTTGTGGCCGGATGTATCTACGTGGCTGGCAACATTATCTCTAACCCGGGGGAGCGAAACTAATGCGTGTAATTGAGCATCATATGGTTCAGGCGTTCAAGAAATGTGTACATGGTAATTTGTCGCGATATCGTACCGGTAATACTAGTGTATGGTGTGAAGGTACTAAAGTGTGTATATCTCTCCATGGTAACACCATCATAACACATGATATTACATGTCCGAATGAATACTTCTTCGATACGTGCGGGTGGCACACTAGAACTACCTTTAGCCGTATGAATACCTTTGCTCATATTATGGGTATAGATGTTAGGTTCTATACCAACAAACATATCTCGTGTGTAAGGGATCGTGGACAAGACCATAAACTATTTGGTAGTTACTTATACAAAGGAAAGACACAATGAATACTGCTGTCTACACCATCATGGAGTCATCTATCCGATGATTACGTACATTGTTTCTTTGGCACTATGTGTGCCACCACCTAGTGGTACAGATGTGACCGGCTATCTGTCTGCTATTCGTCAAGTCGAAAGTAGTGGCAAGGATAATGCCGTGGGAGATAATGGCAAGGCTATTGGTCCATATCAAATTCATCGTGAGTATTGGGTAGACGCTACAACCTATGATCCATCTATTGGTGGGGTATATAAGGATTGTTTCAAGGAACCGTATGCACGCAAGATTGTGATCGCATATATGTCAAGGTATGCTCCAAACTGGAACCTATCAACTATCGCCGGTATTCATAACGGTGGTCCTAAGGGTCATGTTCGAAAGTCAACGCAAGTATATCGAAACAAAGTAACAAAGGAATATAATGACTAAGTATGTTGTGTCAATTGTTGTTTTCGTTGATGGGGACGTAAATATTCATGTGTTGCGTATCTGTGATACTCTTGAAGACTGTCATAAGTGTATGGCGGATGTAGCAGATACCCTTAGACATCGTCACTTTGTTTGTCCTCTTGTCTGGGTTCCAAATGAGGATTTAAACTATAGTCTTTATTATACGTCTAACAACGCATGTGTAGCCGAAACGTTGACTGATGCATGTGGTAGTGCTTCTATTCGCGAGGTAGAATAATGACTAAGTATACGATCTATATCCCAAAGTATATTTCTAATGATGTCGGAGAACCGTGTGTTCGTGCTGATGCTATTGTTGATAGCATTGTTGAGGAGATTGTAAATGAATGTGGTGGGGCAACTACTTATGACGGTAGTGGTTGGTGGAAGTGCGGGAATAAGGTTATCAATGATCCCGTAAAGGTATGTGTTGTTGTGTGTGCCGGTCCGTTTAACTATGATCGTGTTCGCGCTTCAATTCAATTGCAACTAAATCAACGAAGTGTCTTTATCACGAAGGAGTCTTGTGATGTCATCTAAGTTTGTTCTATCTGTTATTGTAACTGTAAATGGTACAAAGCATATTCACGATCTTGCTATCCTTAAGTCTAGGGCAAATTGTATGGTATACTTGGAAGAGATTATTAAGGATATGGGCAAGAAGTATATTGGATGTAACCTTATCTGGGTTAATACGGTAACTAATAACTTCGAACTTCAAGAGCATGGTGGGTTCTATACCACTAAACTGTTGGAAACATATGGATACGCTTATATTCTGGAGACTAATCTCTAATGACTACTACATACGTGTCTGATACTCTTCGACTACTTGCGATGAGTGGTATTAAAACACGTGATGAATATGACTGGCTTCGTGATATCTCACAAACACTGTGGATAACTGAACTGGAATGTAGTATTATCGGTGAACTAATTCACGAGTATGTACAGGCACTTCAACCCAATGGATAACTACATGCAAACTGTAAAGATTCGGGATGTTTCTACAATACAGTCAAATAATATGAGTTTGGACTGTTCATTGGATATTAATGGAGAGTATTATGGGATGATGTTTCTTACTCTGCGCCGCTCGTTTCATTCTGCAGTTACTGTACGCACTGTAGTGTTTACAGTATATTCTTTAGGCTCCAATGTTACAAAGTCTGAGGTGTCTGTAGATGCTGAAACATTTGACGATCTCTATCTCGCTGTAGTTAATCGTAATGTCACTGGTATTCTTTCTTACTTCAAGGATAAACACAATGTCAACCTTTAATATTGATCTTCTGATGCGTCGTCTTGATACAGACTATCCGACACAATACAATAATCAAGTGTTGCGTGATGCTGCTTCGTATATTCGCGAACTAATTGATGAGCGTGATTATGCTCGTAATGTTGTATGCTCACTCGAAATTAAGTCTGGTATCTCAAGTGATAAGAAACATGTTTATAGTAATCATGGTTGGATGACTAATGTTTGAGTTTATTTATATTGAAACGATTCGAAACATTAAGAGTTGTGATAAGTGGCGTATTCCAGTAACCGGTATGTCTCAGAAAGATGTTGATGATATTATTCAACAACTTAAAGATAATCCTGAAGAGTTGTGGGAGTTTGATCCAACATGGTTGGAAGAAATTCACACAGAAACTGATGCGATTGAAATTTCATCTATAGGAAAGCGTAAGTAACTATGCATACTATTATCTACGAAAATAATTGGTGGAATGTTTACTGCGGAACAGAAGTTGTAGATGGGTTTAATACTCTAGAAGATGCGGAGTTGTATATTCGGTATCTTAAAAAGGATAAAAATGGATAATGAATCTATTATCAGGTTGCTTATTCAAGAACGAGATGATGCACGTCGAATGGCTTGTTACTATCTTTCAGAACTTGTAGGTGAAGATAAGGTGTTGTCTTCTCCTGAAGATATTGCCGAAGAGTATGGTTGGGATTGTTTTGATGGAGAAACAAATGCTTGATGAAGATCGTAATGATTGGGATTGTGGTGATTGGGATTCTTTTATTGATGAGTATCACTGCACAGACTATTGGATTGACACCGATTCGCTCATGGATTCAGGATGCTTTGAAGAAACTTTGCCTCAAGACGGTGATGAGAGTGATGATAACTCTGATGACGATGAGGTGGAGTGTGGATAACTTGTATACGAGCAGTCCCTGATTCCGGGCTAGGAATCCAGCGTTTGGAATCCATATAATTAAACCAAACAGAAAGAATATAAAATGAATAATCTCTGTTATGGTAAACAATGGATAGCAGAAAAGAATAAGAATAATAAACTTAATCTTAATGCGATTATTGAAGAGTCAATGGCTGATAAATCTATTATGGATTATTGTGAGGAACGTAATCGTTCTCTTGGAATACCTGAAACAGATCTATGTCATGCTCTTGTTGGCTTGACAGAAGAAGCCATTGAACAATACCTATCCGAACTTAAGAAGAGAAATCTTTCATGGATTACTCCAATCTATAAATTAGGATCACGAACTGTTGCTGCTCTTATTGTTTCTACCTATTTAGATTTCGTATTTGTTGATGGATCTTTACCAAAGATTCAATCAGTTATTAAACACATGCGAGTTAATCTAGAACTAGCAAGTACATTTCATCATACTAAGCAAAGTAATTCTGGTGCTTGGGTTATTGCATCACGTTCTCTTGGAAAGAGTTGGTCACGTAGACAGATGCAAGAGTTTATAAAGACTCACTCCTCTAATACTGACTGTCGAATACCTAAAAAAGATGGTGAAACTTTATGTATTCATCTTATTGATGTCTTAATTCGTATTGGGTTGTGTGAAGAACGCTATAGTTATGATGATAAGGGTAATAGAACAACCTGGTTAATGCCAACTGATACGATCACAAAGAATTTAAATGCTGTACACGATGAACTCATGGCTATGGCAAAGATTATCTATGCA